GGCTGCACCAGCGGGCTTCGTAGAGCGTCCGCCATCACAGGTATCCGAAGCGGCCACTGTGGCTGACGACAAGCCTATGAGCGTCCCAGAGGGCACGTTTGTCATCAACGCTGCAGCCGTCGAGTTTGCTGGTGAGGGTGACATTGCCAAGATGTTAAACGATGCCTACAAAAAAGCAGGCAAGAAGGGAGCAGCAGCACCATCTAAGGATCAGGTTGACGTAGCCGTGTCTCGTGGCGAGGTTCTTGTGCCCCCAGCGATTGCCAAGATCATTGGTTATGATCGCCTCGAAAAAATCAACAATCGCGGCAAGAAGGAAACGTCGAAGCGCATCGAAGAGAACGGCCAACGCCCAGCGGGTGCTGCAGGGGGTGGATTCCTCACTGTGGGAAAGTACGCAGAGGGAGATAAGGTTCGTCCGACGCCGAAGCCCGACCTTGTTGAGCGTCGTCAAGACGAAGCTATAGCAGATGTCGAACTCCGTGCCGATTTAGAAGAATTTATACGCGACGATCAGCTAGCTCGACTTGGCTGGGACTTGTATACATCGGGAGAGTTGCGAGTGGCAGGATTGCCCACTCCGTTTGACTACAGCAGGGTTAGCCAAGATGATGGGACGCAGACGGTAAGGGATCAAGTTGGTTACGGATTTGCGGGCGTATACAATCCCGCCCCCGGCAAAAACAAAAGACCAGTTTTTCCACAGGGACAAGGGTTCTCTAAAGAACAAGAGGCAAAGACGGAAACATTAAATCCATCCACTACTCCCAACAGAATGATTTCACCTCTTCTCTCGAAGGTGGGCATCACTCCTAGCGAAACTCCTACGGCGTCATACTTCTCAGAACCTATGTACATTCCAACACACGCCCAAACTTATGAGGGAGTAGACATGGGAGATAGGGCGACAGTTATGATTACGCTGGCGCACGAACTACGACACGCTGCGATGAACTACATGCACTACGATCTTGGCGCACCCCGACTAACAAGGGGACAAGAAGAGCGTATGATGGATGTCATGGACGAAAAAACTCGTCGTGAAGTTTCTAAGAAAAATTCGCTCGTGCTTGCGGAGTCTCCCTACATAGAGGTGGCGCAGAGGGGGGATGTAGCTAAGTATATGAGCATTCCTAAAAAACAGGTTGAACTTTACAATAATTTAGCTGCAGAGGTGCTTAAAGAGAGAGGTGTTCCTCCTGTAGCCAAGCCTGAAGAAAAAGGATTTATTTCCAGATATATTGACGGCTTATTCGGTAAGTCCAATACAAAAAAGAGAGATGAAAAGCCCGTAGACTACGAGTCTGAGGCTCTGCAATCTCCACAGTTTTAAGATTCGCTGGCTACCCGCTAACAACGGCCCCAGCACAACCGGAGCGGCTACCTACACGCCAAAGTAGCCCCGCTATCAAGAGGTAATAAAATGGCAAAAGCAAGAGGCCACCGTGCCAACAAGCCTAACGACTCATTCGGAACAATCAACAATGATTCGTTATATCGTGGGAAGCACCGCGAAGATGTCTACAAAGACGACGAAGACAACGAAGCGGAAGAGACTGTAGAAGCACAAGACGCGGACCCCGAAGAGGCTACTCCGCAACAAGCAAGCAGTTTCGTAGAACAAAAGCAAGAAGCTGAACACGACTACAAGAAACGATACGACGACCTCAAACGTCACTACGATACAAAGGTAAATGAATTCAAACAGGAAATCGCGGAATTAAAAACGGTTATGCAATCTCCTCAAGCACAGATGCCGAAGGGGGTAGCAATGCCAAAGACTCCAGAAGAACTGCAAGCATTCAAAGACCAGTATCCAGAAGTGTTCGAAGTCGTACAGACCGTTTCATCCTATCAGGCTGAATCACAAGTTGCCGAACTCCGCGAGGAACTAGGTACGATCAAAGAGCGTGAAAAGGAACTCGAAAAGCAGAAGGCTTACCAGCAACTGCTCAATCATCATTCCGACTTCGACGAGATCAAGTCAGATGAAAAGTTTCTTTCGTGGCTCGAAGAACAGCCTGAGTCAATCTCAGATGGCATCTACAAAAACAATACGGATGCTAAATGGGCGGCACGGGTCATAGACCTCTACAAGGCCGATACTGGTGTACCGGCAAAAAGGAAGAAGACCACAAAACCTTCTGCAGCAGATGCAGTTACTAAGACCTCCGCGAGAGAAGTAGCGACTGCAAAAGTAGACGGCAAGGTGTGGAAAGCTTCCGAAATCCGTAGTCTCAAGCCGTGGGAGTTCGAGAAACTCGAAGAAGAACTCGACTCTGCGCGTCAAGAGGGACGGATCGATCCTAACAACTAACCTTAACCTCAAGAAGGAAGGAAAGAACCAATGGCATTTGGTACTGCTGCAGGTTACGCAAACCTGCCTTCCGGTAACTTCGCACCGGAAATTTTCAGCCAAAAGGTTCTCAAGTTCTTCCGTCGTGCTTCGGTTGTAGAAGACATTACAAACACCGACTACGCGGGCGAAATTGAAAACTTTGGCGACACGGTTCGCATCATCAAAGAACCAACAGTCACTGTCAGTGCATACACACGGGGTTCCGTTGTAAACGCACAAGACTTGGCTGACGATCAAATCACGATGGTTGTCGATAATGCAAACGCTTTCGCGTTTAAGATCGACGACATCGAAGAGCGGCACTCGCACGTAAACTTCGAAGCACTTGCTACCTCATCCGGTGCATTTGCCCTGAAGCGTAAGTACGACGCCAATGTTCTGCAAGCCATGTCAGATGGTGCAGGCATTGCAGGTGCTGACGATGCTTCACTCTCCGGCGGGTTGACCACTACCAACTCTGCTCTGGGTACAGCATCCGCTCCAATCAACGTAGAAACCGACGATGCAGGCATCAACCTGATGCTGCTGATGGCACGTTCGCTTGACGATCAGTCTGTGCCGGAAGAGAATCGCTGGTTCGTAGCACCGCCGATCTTCTACGAGAAGATGTTCCAAGCCGGTAATAAAATGGCTGAAGTTCAGGTAACCGGCGATGGTACTTCACCACTGCGTAACGGTCTTGCTGTACCGGGCACCCTTGCTGGTTTCCGCTGCTACAAGTCCACCGCACTCAACTCGACAGCAGGCACCGATCAGGTAACTCTGTCTGGTGTGGCAACTGATGCCTCTGAGAATGTTGTTCTCGCAGGTCACATGTCGTCCACCTCCACTGCTTCGCACATTGCTAAGACCGAAGTGGTTCGTTCAACTGAGTCGTTCTCTGACGTAATTCGTGGTCTGCACGTTTTTGGTCGCAAAGTTCTGCGTCCAGAAGCTGTCGTTCGCGGCGTCATCGACTTTGCGTAGGGGAGGGTTAAGTAAATGACTACTTACAATCATACCATTCCCGGTGGCGGCACTGTCGGACATCCCGGCAATGTTCCCCGGCCTTACATGGTCCAGTCTCGCATCTTCGATGCTGCTGACCAGAACCTGTCAGCTAACGATGTCGTTCAGATGATCGATGTTCCGGACAATACAATGGTTATTGGCGGATGTATCGACGTTCTTGAAGCAGGCGGTTCAGGCTTGACCTACGATGTGGGTCTCAGCACTGACATCGACGCTTTTGCTGACGGTGTTGACGGAAACGCTGACGCCATCTACCAGTTTAACCTCAAGGCTGCAGGCATCAATACTGTTATTGCTGCTGACGCCATTCAGGTTAAGGCACTGGGTGCAGGCGTGACTGCAGGACGCTTCCGCGTTATCGCCATCCTGTGCGATATCGGAACAGGTCCTAAGCAGACTGCTTCCGTAACTACGGGTACATAATACTTTTGGGGGCAGGGCAACTTGCCCCCTTTACTCCTTACTCAATTCATGTTATAAGCAATAACCTTTGCGGGGGATACACCTATGGCACGTAAAGCACCGCCCAAACCAAAGAAGAAGTCGGGCAGCCCTACGCCTAAGAACAAGGCTCTCTACTCTCGTGTAAAAGCAGAAGCAAAGAAGAAATTTGATGTTTACCCAAGCGCATATGCAAATGCTTGGCTTGTTCGCACATACAAGAAGCGTGGCGGGACGTATGCCTAATGGCTAAACCGAAGGGCGGCTTAACGAAATGGTTCAAGGAAGACTGGCGGGATGTAAAGACCGGCAAGAAGTGTGGTCGCTCCGGATCAGAAAAGAAGAAGAGGCCCTACCCTGCATGTAGGCCAGCCAAAGTTGCCAAGCGTATAACCAAGAAAGAAGCAGCAAAGAAGACCGGACCACGCAAAGTGAACTGGTCTGTGACAGCTTCGGGCAGAAAAAGGAAGAAGTCCAGTGGCAAGAAAGCCTGATAACATGCCCGCCCGCAACAAGAAGAACTTTCGCCCTACGAAGAAGGGTGCTGGTATGACGAAGGCTGGGGTGGCTGCATACCGCAAGAAGAACCCCGGCAGCAAACTCAAGACTGCAGTAACGGGCAAAGTAAAGCCCGGAAGCAAGGCAGCAAAACGTCGCAAGTCGTTCTGTGCCCGCTCTGCAGGACAGATGAAGAAGTTCCCGAAGGCAGCGAAGAATCCGAATAGTCGTCTTCGCCAAGCACGGAAGAGGTGGAAATGTTAAACCTACTGATAGGTCCGATTTCTGAACTAGCTGGCACATGGCTACAGGGCAAGGTCGAAAAGACCAAAGCCGAAACAGGTGCGAAGGTCGCGATGGCAAAAGCCGAAGCGGTCATCATGGAAAAGAAAGCAACAGGTGAAATAGACTGGGACTTGGAAGCGATCAAGGGTAGTCAGAACTCGTGGAAGGATGAGTGGCTGGTGATCTTGTTTTCTGTTCCCCTGATCCTAGCGTTTATACCGGGTATGGAAGATGTCGTCTCACACGGATTTCAACAACTGGAGCAAATGCCTGAATGGTACCAGTACAGCTTGGGCGTTATTGTTGCTGCAAGCTTTGGCGTACGAAGCGCAACGAAGTTCTTCGGAAAGAAATAGGCGTGGCTGACGTAACATTTGAACGCATCTCAAAGTGGAAGATACTCCCCCGGTTTATGATGCTTGTGATGACGTTGATGAGTTGGCGTTGTGCAGAGTGGTTTATGAACTTGGACAGCCCCACTGCAGCACAGTCCGCGTTTGTAAGCGTTGTAATGGGAGCCATGACAGGTGCGTTTGGTATCTGGATGGGCGGAGAAAACAAGGGCGAAAGCAGGAAACATAGCGATGAAGTATAACACCTCACACTTCCTAGACAAACTGATTGCACACGAGGGCATGGTCCTCACTGTCTATCAGGACACGCTGGGCATCGACACGATTGGTATCGGACGCAATCTCAAGGATCGTGGTATCAGCAAGGAAGAACTCGACCACATGGACATCCCGTCGATGGCTGTCGTATACGAACACGGCATCACAGAGGCTGATGCCCGGTATCTTGCAATGAACGACATGAAGATTGTGGAAGACGAGTTGTGCCGCGTACACAAGTGCGTAGAAGACCTCGACGCAGTACGTCAGCTTATCTTGATGGATATGGCCTTTAACATGGGTGTACCCCGCCTCTGTAAATTCAAGCGCATGTGGAATGCGATTCACGAACGGAAGTTCGACGACGCAGGACGGGAGATGCTCGATTCGAGGTGGGCGAAACAAGTCGGTTCGCGGGCCACTAAGCTTTCGGATGCGATGGTCAAAGGAGAATTCTGATGGCAAAGGGGCGCATGGCTGCTGAAAGTGCTGAGAAATCTGGAGGGATCAATTTCCGCAGAGAAATAGAAGAACATCGCAAAACTCTTCCCGGTGCAATTCGTCAGTTTCAAGAGGACAAGGGCAAGGGAATTGAACGTCCGGAGTACCCTAGTGAAAAAGCGCAAGAGTACATGAGGCGAGGAAGACCTGTAGTCTTTACATGAAACACGTCTTTCTCCTGTTCGTTTTCTTGGGCACGGGGGAAGACAAGAAGATGGTCAGCAATGACATGTACTTCGCTGATCTCAATGATTGTGTTTGGTACGCACAAGCCCTACACAAACAGGGAGAAAAGATAACCTCCTACTGTCTACCAAAACTAATCGACAACAACACGAAAGTATATTGATGGACCCCATTTCCGCAATGGCAACTGCTTCGGCAGCCTTTTCTGCAATCAAGAAGGGTTTTGCCGTAGGTCGGGATATCGAACAGATGGCGGGTGACCTGTCACGCTGGATGGGTGCCATGTCTGACTTGGAGCAGGCGGAGAAGGAAGCCAAGAACCCGCCAATATTCAAGAAGTTGTTTGCTGGACAGACGGTGGAGCAGGAAGCCATAGCCGCCTTCGCCAACAAGGAAAAGGCAAAGCAGCAGCGATACGAACTGCAACAGTGGATTTCCTTGACGATGGGCAAGTCTAAGTGGGACTCGCTTGTGGCAATGGAAGGCCAGATACGTAAGCAGCGCAAGGAAACACTCTACAAGCAGCGTGAACGCAGGCAGAAGTTCGTAGAGATTGTAGCGTGGATACTGGTAGTTACTGCAGGTGCCGCAGCCCTATACGCCTTCGTCGTCTTTATGAAGGGTCAAGTTGCTAACGCTGCAGAGCCAGAGTACGTGACGTGCCGATTGAAGGGTTGCACCACCGTAGACAAGCAGAGGGTGTGCGTATATCACGGCGTAAACAACACGGTGGACACGTTGTTTTTTCGTATGGACGAGTGGTTCCCCCGCGAGTTTCAGTGTAAGTATGAGCCTAACGATACCAAGCCACCAAGCATCCAAGAAACATTCAAAGCAATCCGCGAGTCACAAAAGAAATAAGTCCTTGCCAAACTGTTAAAATAGGTGTATAATGCTCTACAGGGAGACCGACATGAAACGACTTGCCTACGAAGCATTAAAGCACAAGTACGAGGCCCAGCAAAAAGATGCACTCTTTGTATATGCGAATTACACGAACAATCCTGCTGCTATCGGTGAACATCCGGATTTGCTTGAAGAAATGGACAAGGCGGTCCAAGCTTGGGCGGATGCTGAGGACAAGTTGGCAGCACTTGCAGTTCTGGATAGCGAAGCTTAACGGGTATTGAGATGACATTCCTAGAACTTATCAATGCTGTACTACGAGAGATCAACGAGGTGGAAATCACCACAGTCTCTTCGACACGCGGTATTCAAACATCGGTGAAGGACTTCATCAACAAAGCCCAGCGCGACATCATCAACTCAGAGATAGAGTGGCCGTTTACTGTTGTTAGTCAGTCGTTCACGACTACTGCTGGAACCGCAGAGTACGCTAGGGAGTCGAATGCGAAGACGGTCAATTATGATAGCTTTACCGTGCAAGAGTCTGCCTCAACAGCAGAAAAGAAATTGAGGTATCTTTCATTTAACGAGTACCTAGATCGACGCAATGAGGCTGACACAAACCCCGATACAGGCTCACGCGCCGTGCCGGAATTTATATATAAAACACCAGATCAAAAGCTGGGTCTGTCTCCTGTGCCCGATGCGTCTACGTACACAGTCAGGTACTACTATTATAAAACAGTAAGTGACATGGCAGCAAACACAGACACACCCACCATTCCGGAACGCTTCCACGATGTGATTGTGAACCGCGCTCGTTACTACACACACATGCTTCGCTCAGATGTTCAGTTCTCACAGCTTGCTCTTCGTGACTACACGGAGGGCTTGTCTCGTATGCGTATTGAGTTAATTAACCGTAAGGATTACATGAGGGCCGTCTGATGCCAGATACTTCACTACTCAGCCCATTTGTTGTGAAGCTAGGCGGTGGCTTGGTACTAGACAAGGATGCCTTTACCCTACCCCCCGGCGCAGCTACACAGTTGCAAAACTTTGAGCCTGATATCAACGGCGGATACCGGCGCATCAACGGATTTGCCAAGTTTAATTCGAACATTGTACCACAGACTAGCGCATCCAGTGAAAAGGTTCTTGGCTTACACATTTACAAAGATCAGGTCATCGCTGCGCGGGGCACAAAGGTATTCAAGGGCGGCGCAACCGGATCGTGGACAGAAATAGACACAGGGCGCACGAGTGCCGGACGGTACAACTTTGTCAACTTCAACTTCGATGGCACAGACAAGATGATTATGGTGGACGGGGCAAATAGTGCTTCGTCGTTTAACAACACCAGTGTTGCTGACTTAAATGCTTCGGGCGCACCTGCTAATCCTGCGTTTGTAGAGGTATTTCGAAGCCACGTCTTTTTTGCAGGTATGTCTGCGAGTCCGCAGGAGTTAGTGTTTACCGCTCCGTTTGATGAGACTGATTTTTCTGCAAGTAATAATGCTGGATCAATCAAAGTTGACGGCACTATCAAAGGCATCAAGGTTTTCCGTGAAAGTCTCTTTGTATTCTGTGAAGACTCTATCTTTAAGATCACAGGTTCTAGTTCGTCAGATTTTGCTGTTGTGCCAGTCACAAGAAAGATCGGCTGTGTAGACGGTTTCAGCATCCAAGAGATATCGGGTGACATTGTTTACCTTGCGCCTGACGGACTGCGTACGATTGCGGGTACGGAAAGAATTGGTGACGTTGAACTTGGCACCGTGTCAAAGCAGATACAGCCTCGTCTAGATAACGTATCTACAGAGAGACTTTCATCTCTCGTCATACGTGGCAAGACTCAGTACCGCCTGTTTTTCCCTACGGATGCACAGTCAGATGCTGCAGCTTTGGGTATAATCGGAGTTATCAAGGGTGGCACAGAGGGCGGCATAGGTTGGGAATACTCTGATCTCAAGGGAATCAAACCTTCCTGCTGTGCGTCAGGTTTTATCAGTGGGGTAGAAACGATCTTGCACGGCGGCTACGACGGCTACATCTACAAACAAGAGTCGGGCAACACCTTCGATGGTACCAACATAACCGCAATATATCGCTCTCCTGACTACACGATGGGAGATGCCGGTATCCGCAAGTTGATGCAGCGTATCATCTGGAACTACGATAACGACGGCGCAGTCAACTCCAAGTTTCGTATTCGTTACGATTTCAACTCGTCAGATGTTCCGCAGCCAGCAGAGTATGACCTGACAACTGGTGCAGCCATTGCTCTGTACGGCCTAGCCGCATCGACATATGGCACCGCAGTGTACGGATCATCAGGAACACCGCTGGTACGACAGAGCGTTGAGGGCGGCGGATTTACAGTAGCGGTACGCCTAGACGACACACAGGGATCAGCCCCCATTTCAGTCAAAGGCTACCAACTAGAATTTACTCCGGGAGGGAGGAGATAACACATGGCAGGTTACACTAGACAGTCGTCCTACTCTGACGGCGATACTATCACCGCCGCGCATAGTAATAACGAATTTGATCAGGTTCTTGCTGCGTTCGTCAACACTAGCGGCCACAAGCACGATGGCACGGCAGCAGAGGGTCCGGTCATCGGACTCATTGGTGATCCGGGCGAAACCACACCAAAGAACAAGGTCGTTGTTGACAACCCCAACAATCAGATCGAAGTAAGTGTAGACGTATCAGGTACGTCCACCGAACAGGTCGTCTTTAAGGATGGCGTGATTGAGCCGACAACTGACAACGATATCGATCTGGGTTCGTCGGGCAAAGAATTTAAGGACCTCTATATCGATGGAACGGCTTATGTAGATGCCATCAACTTCAACGGCACGGCCATAACCTCGACTGCGGCAGAACTCAACATCCTAGATGGGGTAACGTCTACGGCAGCAGAACTCAACATCCTAGATGGCGTTACGTCCACAGCAGCAGAACTCAACATCCTAGATGGGGTAACGTCTACTGCCGCTGAACTGAACATCCTAGACGGTGTGACATCTACTGCCGCTGAACTGAACATCCTAGATGGGGTAACAGCCACCGCTGCCGAACTCAACTTGATGGACGGCGGCACATCTGCTGGGACGACAGCCGTAGCCGGTGGTGACGGTCTCGTAACCAACGACGCTGGCACTATGCGGCAGACCACAGTTGACACTTTCGACACATACTTCGCTGCAACCACAAAGACCCTGACAAACAAAACAATCGACGTTGACAACAACACAGTGTCAAACATCGAAGTGGACAACCTCAAGTCAGGTGTACTCGACACGGACCTGTCGAGTGTTGCTGGGACGGACACTACCCTTGCATCAGCCAAAGCTATCAAGGCTTACGTAGATGCACAGGTGACTGCTTCTGACTTGGATTTTCAGGGCGACAGTGGCGGCGCACTCAGCATCGATCTCGACAGTGAGACCCTCGACATTGCTGGTGGCACCGGCATCGATACGTCTGGTTCGAGCAACACCCTGACTGTTGCAATCGACAGCACCGTAGCCACGCTGTCCGGCTCTCAAACACTGACTAACAAGACTATTGATGCCAGCCAGTTGTCCGGTACCGTAGCTAATGCACGACTCGACCAGCAGCTTCAGGATGTAGCTGGCCTTGCCGTAACCAACGGCAACTTTATCGTGGGTGACGGCAGTAACTTTGTAGCAGAGTCCGGCTCTACCGCACGTACTTCTCTGGGTCTGGGCACGGCAGCAGTAACCGATACCGGCATCAGTAGCGGCAATGTAGCTACGTTCACCAGCGGTGCTGCTGACAACGACTTCCTTCGTATTGATGGCACAGCCATTGAGGGTAGGTCTGCGGCAGAGGTACTGTCTGACATCGGCGGACAGGCATCTCTGACATTTGGCATTTCAAACACGAACGCTGTCAAAATCGACAGTGCTTCCGTAGCCGATGACGAGTACGCACGGTTCACAGCCAGTGGATTGGAAAGCCGGTCAACTGCAGAAGTCCTATCGGATATCGGTGGTCAGGCTTCACTGACATTCGGTATATCAAATACCAATGCTGTAAAGATTGACAGTGCGTCAGTCGCAGACGATGAGTACGCACGGTTCACAGCTAACGGCCTTGAGAGCAGGTCTACATCAGAAGTTATTTCCGATATCGGTGCCGTAACTGCTGCAGATGCTGCTAACGAAGCAACAGCCCTTGCAATTGCGTTGGGTTAACCTTGACAATCAACGATTAATAACGTATAATATATCCGAAGAGGGATAATCTATGGCTAACACATTCAAAGTTGTATCGCATGACGTTATGCCAGCATCTAGCGGTACTCCAGAAGACCTATACACAGCACCGGGTAGTACAACTACCATTATCTTGGGT